GGAATACACGCGCCGTTTTCTTTTTCCGCTTCGGTCTGAGGCGGTCTAGTTATGTCAAGTCTTGATATTCGGGCGATTGCCCCGGCTGGTTACGTGCGGGCGTGTTTTTCTGTGCGGGTGCGGGGGTTTTGTTTGCCGGCTGAGTTGGTGCGGCGGCATTTGCACGCGGTTAATCGGGCCGGGGCGGTGCGGCGGGTGCGGCGGGAATTTGCCGGCTATCTGGTCACTGAGCCGGGGCCGGTTGAGGCGGTACCGAAAGTGTGGCGCGAGAGTGATGGGCGTGTGGTGCTGATTTCTGATGACTGTCGAACGGGCGCGGATTCTCTTTCAGGGTTGCGCAAGGGTTTTGAGGGTTTTCGATACGGGGCGGCTTTGGATGCGTCGGACTGGGTTGCGTCTGGGTGCTGTCGGGAATATTTGACTGTAAGTGGTGGTGATGTTTGCGCCGTTATGGGTTTTGTGGGGCGTGAGTAATGAAAGCGGCGCGGCGGTCGGTGGTGTGGTCGGCTCGGCAGGATCGTATTTATTTTCTCGAGTGTATGCCTTTGGAGTTGTCGCGTAATCCGTTCATGGCGGCGCGTCGTAAGGCTCGGCAGTGTGGCAAAAATTCGGGCTATCGGTTGCCGAATCAGCGGCGGGCGTATCAGTGCTTGAACGTGTGCGGGGTGCGGATTTGGGCCAATAAGCCGCGGCAATTCAAGGGCATGAAATGGCGGGCGCGGTGTGCGACGGTGGCGCGATTCGTGGCTTTGTGCGAATTCAGAGAGTTTCGGGCGTGGCAGCGGGAAGGGCTTGCGCCTTTTGTGGCGCGGCGTAAGTTCGTGCCGCCGATTGATAGCCTGTGTTTTACGCGGCAAAACTTGGACGCGCCTGATTTTTTGCTGGCTGGGGGCTGTCTTGATTTGTCGCCTTTTTGGTTTTCGGGTGATGAGCCGCCGCAAATAATTGTTGCTCGGGGTGGTTTGTGAGCGCGGCGCGGGTGGTGGTGGTGTGCGCTGGCGTTTGGGGCTGGCTATGAGCGCGGCGCGTTTGAAGCTGGTCGAATTACGGGCGGTGTTGGGTGGCGAACGAGATCCGTTCGGCAATGTTTGGGATTTTCAGGCGACGAAAAAAGACAGGGCGTTGTTGTTGATGATGGCCGGCAAAAACTCGGTTGATGCGGGTTGGTTGTCAGGGCGGGCGTGGTCGGATTTGAGCGCGGAAAACCGGGGCAATATTCAAGCGGGCTTGCGTCGGTTCTCGGGTTGGGCGGCAAAGCTCAAATGAAAAAATCGAAGCGGGATTTTGAGCCGGTCGCCAGGGCGATTGAGGCGAACGAAAAGAAACGGTCGCTTGAATGGTTGGCGGGCCGGTTGGCGCTGCTGCCGTTGCGCTGGTCGTCATTGGTGGCGAAAGACCATAAGCGGCGCGGCGGGTTGGGTGTGCCAGCGGCTAATGCTTGGTTACTGGATACGACCGAGGCGGGCCGGGGCCGGTTGTCATTGGCGGCGTCGGATGATGATTTGCGGGCGGCGGCGAAAGTGGGCGCGGGTGAGGGTTTGAGTATCGCGGGCATGGCCGGTGTCCATGATGGCGAAAAGCTGCGTGCGCTGCTGGCGTATCACTGTGGGCGCTGGGGCGTGGCAGGGCCGGGGCAGCAGGTGCTTGACGGGCCGGCAATAAAGCGCATGTTGTGTGAGCGGTGGTGGCTTCGTCGCTTGCGGCGGGCGCATGGGCGGCGTTGCGAGGGCGCAGCGATTCGGGCCGGGGTGGTCAAGCGTGGCTTGTGGCTTTATTCAACGCAGGATGCTATCGAGCGGCGCGGGGCACAGCGGCGGCGCAATGCGCGGGCGGTGGATCGGGCCCTGGTCGAATGTGAATCAACCGGCGAATCGTTGCCATTGGCAAAGATCGTTGAGGGTTCGTTGGCGAATCCTGAAAACAAGCGGGCCGAATTGATGGTGCGGATTAAGGGCTGTGACGCGATGGCGGCTGATATGGGCGCGGCTTGCGAGTTTTGGACGCTGACAGCCCCAAGCGAGTATCACGCACAGCGCATTGTCAATGAAAAATCGGTCATGAATCCGCAGTATTCCGGCAAATCGCCGAAAGAAGGTCAGGCCTACCTTTCGCGGGTATGGGCGCGGGCGCGGGCGGCGTGGAAGCGGCGCGGCTTGCATGTTTTTGGCCTTCGGACGGCTGAACCGCATCACGACGGGTGCCCGCATTGGCACTTAATTGCCTATGGCACGCGGCGCGATGTGCGTTTCGCTCGTCGGTTGTTGCGAGTCTATGCCATGCGTGAAAACGGGCACGAGCCGGGCGCAAAGCAGCATCGTTTTAACGTCCAAGAAGCAAAGCCGGGCACGTGGGGCGCGGCTTATGCGGCTAAGTATGTGAGCAAGAATATTGATGGAAAAGGGCTAGATGGGGATATAGATCAGGAGGGGCAAATTAAGGTGAATGCCTCGGTTAAGCGGGTTGATGCTTGGGCGGCAAATTGGGGAATTCGCCAGTTTCAATTCTTTGGGTGCCCGGCGATTTCGGGTTGGCGTGTTTTGCGTCGGATGCGCGGGCCGGTTGCGGTTGTTGGCAGCATGTTGGAGCGGGCGCGGGCGGCTGCTGATGACTCCGACTATGCGGAGTATTGGCGTTCGTTCGTGCGCGGCGGGCTGTCGTTAATTTACCGGGCGGCGGATGCTTTGACGGTTTATGGGGATGTGGCAGCGGCGCGGGTGGTGGGTGTTGCGGAAGGGGCGCGGCGGGCCTTTATTCCTGAGAAGGTTTGGACGATAAATTGGGGAGGGAAGCCAAAACCGGGCGGGTTTGGTTTAACTCGGTCTTGTGTCAATAACTGTACGGGCGACTTTGCCGGGGATGTGATCGGGCAATTAGTGGGGGTTGCGTAGCGATAGGAAAACGATTATGTTTCGCGCCAGTCGATAGCCTTCTGCAATCGACATAACATTTTCGATTAAAGGGGCCAATCATGGCACGCAAAACGCAACGCGAAATTTCACGCCTTTTCACTGCTGAAAAGGTTACTAACCCGACTGCCGTCGCTGTCCTGAAAGCGGTCGCCATTGGCACCGATAAGGCGCTGCGCCTAGTAGCAACGATTGGCATTGGTGCCAGTGTCTATGAGGTCGCCAGCGATTCCGGCAAGCTCAAAACCTTCACCGATATCGACGGGGTGCTCAAATTCGCCGCCAAGTGCGCCGAAAAGGGCAATGGCGTCTATACCGTCGAAGTCGATACCGGCGCGTTGCTGGCTTCGAGCGTGCCGAACGATATGCCAAGCTGGGCTGATGCTCAGATTGTCCGACTCAACAAGTCGAAGGTTTCGCAGCAGGCCGCTATTGCACAGCTTGATGACCAGTTAGGCTTGATGGTCGGCTGGGAGAATGGCAATGCAGCGCAGGCCGCGAAAAAGGCCGAAACCCAAGCACAGCGGGCCTGTGTCGTGACCGATATTGCGGCGATTGATACGGAAGTTGCCCGTCTTGCCGTGATTGCTGCGGGCTAATCGTGGGCTTTGACATGCTGGCTCAAGTCGGCCTGTCGCTGGTCGCTGCGGGTGCCATTTATGGCGGTATCCGTGGCGATTTGCGCTCTATGCACGAACGGATTACGGCGCACACGGCGGCAATCGACAAGCTGCATGATCGAATTGATAAGTGCGTTGCGTGTCCGGGGAGGCGGCATGGTGATTGATCAGGGCGGCGCGGCGTTTTTGGCGGCGGCAATGATTCGGCGGTTTGAGGGGCTAAGTTTGGCCCCTTATTTATGCCCGTCTGGTTTGCCCACTGTCGGCTTTGGGCATGTGATTTTGGCCGGGGAGTCGCATTTGCGGGCCGGTGTCACAGTCGAGCAAGCGGAAAGCCTGTTGTTGCACGATCTGGCATGGGCGCTGTTTGCGGCGCGGAATGTCGGGCGGGTTTTGACTGATGGGCAAGCGGCGGCGCTGGCTTCGTTGATTTACAACATCGGGGCCGGGGCGTGGGCGGGGTCGTCAATTCGCGGCGCAGTGATGGCCGGCGATATGGCAATGGCGGCGGGGCAGTTCGCCCGGTGGAATCGGGGCGGCGGGCGGGTCTTGCCGGGGCTGGTTTCGCGGCGGGCGGCTGAGCGGGCAATTTTCGAGGGGGCCGTATGGATTGGCTGAAAAAGCGGGCGGTTGAGCCGTCAACGTGGCGCGGTGTGGGTTGGGCGCTGGTTGCTGTGGGCGTGTTGCCAGTCGGGGCCGTTGAAGGCTTGGCGGCGGTTGGCGTGGCGTTGGTGGGTCTTGTTGAAATTATTCGGAGTGAAAAAAAATGATCGTAGTTCATGAGCATCCTGTGGGGTGGGTTGATACCGCCGAGCCGGGGAAGATTCAGCCGTCTGAGGTGGCCGGTTTGGTGCATGTGGTGACTTACGGGCCGGAGGATATTGATTTGCTGCGCGGGCCTCAAGGTTTGCCGGGTGCTGCTGGCCCTGCTGGTGCGGATGGTCTGCCGGGTGCTGCTGGCCCTGCTGGTGCGGATGGTTTGCCAGGGCCGGCTGGCCATGCCGGTGCGGATGGTCTGCCGGGTGCGGCTGGCCCTGCTG